GGGGCGGCCCTATGAAAAAGGCTGATGGCGGCCAGGTTATGGGTGCGCCTACGCCCCAGCAGGCCCCGCGTCCGCAGCCACAGCAGGCTCAGCAGGCTTCGCGACCAAATGTTTTACCGGTTAATCCGCAATCGCAACCAGCGACTGCATTGCGAGCCCCGGTGGGTGCCCGTGCAAGACGTATAGCCGAGCGGCAGCGCCAAGAAAATGCGGCAATGCAAAATCGCCAAATGCCAGCCCCGACACAACAGCCGCAAAACAAGCCGGTGGGTGCATTGCAGCAAGTGGCTCAGCAAACGCAACAGCCGTCACGGCCAAATGTTTTGCCGGTTAATCCGCAATCGCAACCGGCGCAGCAACCTTTGCAGCAGCCACAGACGCAGCAGCCCAAACAAAGCCCATTGGGGCAAATAGCCACTCAAGGTGGACAAGGGCGCCCACAAACGCAACCGGTAAACCCCGGTAGAGATGTTGTAATGGAACGCGAGCCAATTTTTGGCCCTGATGGAAGGGTAACAGGATATAAACCGCTTACTGGAACAAATCCTGTTGGGGGGCGTGGTGGTTTAGGCGGGTTATCCCCGCAGATGACCAACTGGGGTGCTTCTAATCCTAACTCTCCGTTCCTGCCCAATGATGCGCCAAATCCTTCATATAATGGTCCGCCTGTTGCCGGCCGTGGGGGTATGGGAGGCGGGTATAATCCAAATGAAGGACTGCCAGACCGTTTTGGCGGTAATTTTAAACTGACAAATATAAATAGTGACTCCGACAATCGGCGGCCTGATCCCAATACGGTGAATTATATGCCAATGACGCAACAGCAGGGCGGATTTCCTGCTGCACAAGAAACTCCAATGAGCCAGCAAATTCCTGGTGTTGCCCCGCAATATAAAAAGGGTGGAGCGGTAAAATCGTCCAAAGCTGTTGCCGGCGCCCGTAAGCCGATGAAGAAGGCTGATGGTGGGGCTGTGGATGATCCACGGCGACCACTGATGAATCGGACGCTTCCTGAATACATTGAGCAAATTAAAAGCGAAGAAGATATGTCGCGGCAGCCGCTGATGGACCGCACGTTGGACCAATATATTGACGCCATCAATCGTGACCGGCTTATGGATCGTGCCAGGCAATTGTTTGGCAACAATCCCACCGAGCGAGAAATGCAGTCTCTTATGCGCGGTGAAGGCCGCAGGCCCATCTCCCAGGGCCTTCGCTCCCCTCGCGCTGAAATGGCCCGTGAGCGCGCTCTAATGGGCGAGGATGCTGGCTACAAGAAAGGTGGCATGGTTATGCGTAAGCGGTATCCGACTAACAACGGCAAACCCTTGATTAGCGGCCCCAAGGCTGCGCCGGCGCCCAAGTCTGACATGCTGTTTAGCAAGAAGGAGGTGAACGCCAAGAACCTTCTGGCTGATGGCAAGGGCGCCCCCATGCCGCACCCTAAGGGGTCTGTGAACATGGCTAGGGGCGGCCAGGCCAAGGTGGGTAAGGTCATGGGCGAGTTTAAGGAAGGCAAGTTGCATTCCGGCAGCAAGTCGGGCCCGGTGGTGAAGAGCCGCAAGCAGGCGATTGCCATTGGCTTGTCTGAAGCCCGCGCGGCGAAAAAGAAGTAACTTGGTTTCCAGATGCTTTGGGGGTATAATTGCCCCCAAAGCAATGGATTGCCATCTCTGATCACGAGACGGAGAAAGCATGGCGTATTCTGGGAATATCGGCGGCACTACGACAAACGCCTTGAAGGTGGTTGATCACGCCTTCCGGCGTTGCCGTCTTCCCGCGCAATCCATCACGGCTGAAATGCAGAGTTATGCTTTGGACTCACTGCGCTTCATGCTGGATGAACTCGCCAACATCAAAACGCCAAGCTGGTGCATTGAGAAGGTTCTCCTCCCAATGTACGAGAACCAGCCCATCGTGACGCTGCCGCCGGGGACGATTGAGGTGCTGAACCTCAATTACCGCACGCTGCAGCTTTTGGATGGCACTTCCAGCATCACCACTGCCACCGCTTATACGGTCAATTTCACAACGGCTACGGCGGTCAGTACGGTGGGCATAGAGTGGTCTGGGGCGTCTGTGCCGGTGTCTTTCCAAGTCAGTACTGATGGGTCTGTCTGGACCACTGTGGGCACGTCTGACGATGTTGTGGGCGCTGGTGAGATCACTTGGACGGATATCTCCCCGCCCATGCCTTACCTGTACTTCCGGGTGACCACGACCAGCCCGGCGTTGAATTTCACTGTCATCACGCTTGGCAATCTGCCGCAGGAAATTCCCCTGGGGCAATTGAACCGTGATGGGTATGTGAACCAGAGCAATAAGATATTCCCTGGCCGGCCGAGCAATTACTATTTCCAGCGCGATCTGCCGGAACCTGTGGTCAACATCTGGCCGGCGCCGTTCAGCGCGGCAGAGCAGGCGCAGTTGGTGCTGTGGCGCCATCGCGAGATCATGGATACGGAAAACTTGCAGCAGCAGGTGGAAATCCCTAACCGGTGGCTTGAGGCGATCATCAATGGCCTGGCGGCCCGCGTTGCGGCCGAGACGCCGATTGTTGATATCAATCTGATCCCGGTGCTTGAGCAGCGCGCGGCTATTAGCGTGCAGCGTGCCTGGGATGGCGACAATGATGGATCGTCTATCCAGATCAACCCAGGCATCAGGGCCTATACGGCATGAGCCTGTTTCTGGACCCTACCGGGCAGCCTACTTACGGCATTGGCATTTGCGGCCGGTGTTCGCGTAAGATGCTGCTGTCCGCTTTGGCGCCTGATCCGAATTACCCCGGCTTGATGGTGTGTGAAGAGGACCGGGATCAGTACGATCCTTATCGGCTGGCGCCGCGCGCCCCTGATCAGATTGTGCTGCCCTTCAATCGGCCGGATACGCCGATCAATACGCACCCGGCTGGGGTCATCCAAGAGCAGGGCGACGAGTTCTTCATTACTGAAGACGGCGAAGGTTACTTGGAGTTTTAAATGGTTGATGTCCCCAGCAATCTGATCCCGACCCGCCTTACGCAACTTCCCGTCGCGCCTGTGGCCGATGAGAACAGCTTGATGATGATTGTCTACCAGGGCAACAATTATCAAATCCGCGTGGGTGATCTGCTTTCTGTCGCTGGGGTTCCTACGTCGCGGCAAGTTATTGCCGGCACGGGCATGACGGGCGGCGGCCAGCTTTCATCCAATGTGACGTTGAGCATTGCGCCGGGTGGTGTGGGCTCTACTGAATTGGCGTCGTCTGGCGTGACGCCTGGGGTATATGGCACGTCTACCGACATCCCGGTGTTCACGGTGGATGCTACCGGCCGTGTGATGGCCGCCACGACCATCCCGGCGACCATCAGCGGGTATGTGCCTGACACCCGCCAGGTGATCGCTGGAACGGGCTTAACGGGCGGCGGCGCGCTCAGTTCCAATGTGACGTTGGCCGCTAATCTGTCCAATGCCACGCCATTGATTGGCGATAATGCCGGGTCTGCTGGCGTTTCAAATGAAATCTCCCGGTCTGATCACGTTCACCCAGCGGTGGATTTGTCTGATCAAGCGCAGATCAATGGCATCCTGCCGATGGACCAGGGCGGCACGTCGCGCTCCTTGGTGCCGAATGCGGGGGCAATTGTTTGGTCTGGGGCTGACGGGCTCTACATCAGCACGGCTGGCGTTTCTGGTCAGGTGCTTGTTTCTGGCGGGTCTGGCGCCCCGACTTGGGGTTCTGCGCTGATCATTTCTGACCAGCCTGCCAATGTGGTCTATGCTGGGCCTGCGAGCGGGCCATCAGCCCCCACCGGCTTCCGCGCCCTTGTGATTGATGATTTGCCAGTGTCTGGCGCTTCTGCCGGCACTTACGGCACGTCGGCTGTTGTCCCTGTAATTACTGTGAATGGTAAGGGGCAAGTCACCTCGGCCATCAATACCACGATTGACGCGGTGACGTTGATGACGGGCACGATCTCCGCTGTTCCGTCAAATGGCACTGACATCGTTAATAAGAATTATGCCGATTCTATTTCTGCCGGCATCAACTTCCACCAGGCTTGCCGGTTGGCGACAACCACGGCGCTGCCGTCATGCACATACAATAATGGGGTATCTGGCGTTGGCGCCACGCTTACGGCGACGGCCAATGGTGCGCTTTCTGTTGATGGTACGCTAACGGTTGCCACCAATCGCATTTTGGTGAAAAGTCAGGCTGATCAAGCGCAGAATGGCGCTTACGTCGTTACGCAAGTTGGTAACGGTAGCACGCCATTTATTCTGACCCGCGCCACTGATTTTGATACGGCGGGCACTGGCGTCAATGAGATTGACGCTGGCGACTTCTTCCTGATCACGGCCGGTTCTACGCTGTCCAATACCTCGTGGGTGCAGCAGACGCCTCTGCCGATTACGGTCGGCACCACGGGTATTGTGTTTACGCAGTTTGGTGCTGGCGGGACCACCTACACGGCCGGAACTGGCCTTACCCTCGCCGGCAACCAATTCAGCATTACGAATACGGCGGTAACGGCTGCGTCTTATGGTTCTGCGTCTTCTGTTCCCACCTTCACGGTGAACGCGCAGGGCCAGCTTACTTTGGCTTCCAATACCTCAATTGCGATTAATGGTAACCAGATCACGTCTGGCACGGTGGGTTCTGCTTACATCAGCGGGTCTTATACGGGCATCACTGGCGTTGGCACCCTGACTGCCGGGACATGGAATGCGACCGCTGTGAGCCCCGCCTACGGCGGTACAGGGCTAACATCCTACACCATTGGGGACATCATCTACGCCAACGGTACAGCCACCTTGGCGGCGCTCCCTAGCGTTGCTACGGGCAATGCGCTGCTGTCTGGCGGTGTCGGTGTGGCGCCGTCCTGGGGCAAGGTTGATCTCACCACGACGGTGTCTGGCACGTTGCCTGTCGCCAATGGCGGTACCAATGGGAGTGCGGCGCCCACGGCTGGCGCGGTGGCGTATGGTAATGGCACGGCTTATGCGTTCAGCGCAGCCGGATCGGCCAATGAGGTTTTGCTCTCTGGGGGTACGGGTAGCCCAACATGGGCGGCGCAGTCCGCTCTGACGGTTGGTACGGCCACAAACCTTGCTGGTGGTATTGCCAGCCAGATACCTTACCAGACCGGCGCTGGGGCAACCTCGTTCATTGCTAACGGCACGGCGGGGCAGGTATTGGTGTCTGCCGGCACGTCTGCCCCGGCCTGGGGTGGGATTGATGGGGGAACTTTCTGATGATTGAAAAGCTTATTGAGAAGATGTTCCACGCTAGGAACGCCTCTCACATCGCTCACTGGAAGACGACTTCATATGCCCAGCACAAGGCGCTGGGCGGGTATTATGAAGATGTGGTTGATAAGCTGGACGGCTTGATTGAAGCTTATCAGGGAGCTTTCGGGCTCGTGGGCGATGTTGAGGGCGAAGAGCGGGACATCATCAAGCTGATCAATGATGACTTGATCTGGCTGAACGAAAACCGATCCAAGTTGGCAAAGGGGGTTCCGGCGTTGGAGAACATCCTTGACGATTTGACAAGTCTTCACATGAAGACACTCTATAAACTTGAGAACCTGAGGTAATCGCCATGGCCCAAACCGGTTATACTCCAATTCAGCTTTACCGCACGACCACAGCAGCGGCCACTCCTTCTGCGGCTAATCTTAGCCCAGGCGAGTTGGCGATTAATATTGCTGATACTGATATGGCGCTTTATGCGGAAAACGCATCTGGCGCGGTAAAGCGATTGATGAATAACCCTGCTGGGTTAAAATATCCAACAGCGGATGGGACAAGCGGACAAATCATCAAAACTGACGGTGCCGGTAATCTTAGTTTTATTAGCGGCGTTTCTCTGGCAACTCCTGTAGCTGTTGTTGGTAATAATAGTTCTGGATCTGAAATTAGATTACCAGAAGATACAGACAACGGCTCCAATTATGTTGCGGTAAAGTCCCCTGACAGTTTGGCGGCTAATTACACTTGTACTTTGCCTGATGAAACCTGTACGTTAGGGTTTCGTAATATACCCCAAAACTCACAATCTACAGCTTATACATTAGTTTTGAGTGACTCAGGCAAGCATATACTGCACCCGTCTTCTGATACTACTGCTAGAGTTTTTACTATCCCGGCCAATTCATCTGTGCCTTATCCTTTGGGGACGGCAATCACATTTATTAATCAGAATGGCGCTGGAACCATAACTATATCAATTACCAGCGACACAATGAGATTGGCGGGTCCTGGGACAACGGGCTCTAGAACTCTTGCAGCAAATGGGATTGCAACCGCGATCAAAATCGGAACAACGGAATGGCTTATTTCTGGAAATAATTTGTCATGACAGGGATTATCCAGGGGCTTTTGGCGTCTTATTGGCAAGTTGCGCCAAGTCAACAAAGTTTTGTTACGCCAGGAACTTATACTTGGGTCGCCCCTGCTCTTGTTACGAGAGTTAGAGTGAATTTAGTTGGCGGTGGCGGTGGCGGCCATCTTGGTATTTCTGGTGGTACAAGCACGTCTTCTGTTGATGGGGGCGGAGGTGGTGGTGGTGCCGCTGGTGGATATGGCATTGCAACAGTAGTCCCTGGCAATAGTTATACTATTGTTGTGGGGGCAGGCGGTGTATTGGGTGTTAATGATACCCCTGGAGGAACAGGGGGAAATTCAATCTTTGGATCAAATATTTTTGTTGCTGGCGGAGGAAGTGGGGGCACTTGTTATTTTGATAGTGTGCCAGGGGATGGTGGCGCAGGGGGTAGCGTGTCGGGGTCAGGCACTTGGATTGTAAGTGCATCTGGCGGGAAAGGTGGCCGCCCTAGGCAGGGTTCAACAGTAACAAATTTAAATGGTTCATCTGGCGCTGCTGGTGGCGGCGGTGGCGGGCAAGCATCTTTATACCCCACCGCAACTGGTGGCACTGGTGGAAATGCCACCTTTACTTATGGCGGTGGCGGTGGTGGTGGTTACCCAAATGGAGCCGGTGGATCATCTGGCGGCGGTGCCGGGACGACTGCGGGAGGCACTGCTAAACCCGCTTCCACAAATAATAATGGCGGTAATTATGGTGGTGGCGGCGGCGGCGGTAATTGGTATCGACTTTTAGCAAGTGCTGGCGTAGGGGGCGGTGGTTTTGTTTTGCTTGAATGGGGTGGTCCAATATAATGCAAAACAAATGGCGGAAAAAATGGACTTTTAAATGGCTATTGAATTACCCAAACTGACGCCCATCGTCCAATTTGTCACGGCCAGTTTTGCGCTGGCCGTTGGCGGTTATGGCGCAGGCGAGAAGTTTGGTTGGTTCAAGAATGAAATCATCGCATGGGCTCCGGAGCATTTCCGGATTGAAAACGCCCAGATCGGCCAGCCTGTTGCGGTAACAGTGGCGCGGATCAAGAAACGTGATGATTGCTCTGTTGAAGGATTTGAGGTGTCCGTCAGGGACGGGGCTGGCGTTCTTCACCAGGCCACGCCCAGCATGTCCCGGTTCACCGGCCCGGCGGGGCCAGAGGTGGACACGTTTACCTATCTTCTGGCGATTGCCGACAAGGAGACTATCAATCCTGGCCGGGCAACGCTGTTGGCGACCATCAAATATAAATGCCCAGAGGGTGAGCGGACGGTAACCTATCCGCGCCACCAAAATCTGACTTTCATGTTGGAGAGGTAAAATGGAGCAGCTTCTCAATTTGGTTCGCACGGTGGCGCCAAGCATCGCCAGCGCGGTGGGCGGACCATTGGCTGGCATGGCCACCAAAGCGATCTCAGAGGCGCTGCTGGGCAAGCCGGACGGTTCTGAGGAAGAGTTGCTTCAGGCGGCCGCCAAGGCCACGCCGGAGCAGTTGCTGGCGCTGAAGAAGGCGGAGAATGACTTTGCCTTGCAGATGCGCGAATTGGATATTGATCTAGAGCGGATTGCCGGCGCGGATCGCGATAGCGCCCGCAACCGGGAGATCAAGACCAGGGATTGGACCCCCAAGATTTTAGCTGCCGGCATTACTGTCGGGTATTTCGGCGTGCTGTTTTACATGCTTACCCACGGTCTGCCGACCACTGGCGGGTCTGAGGCAATGTTGGTGATGTTGGGCACGCTGGGCACTGCTTTTGGCGGTGTCATGGCCTATTATTTCGGCAGCAGCGCCGGCAGCAAGGAAAAGACTGAGGCGTTGAACAGGATGGCCCACAAATGAAAGAGACGTTTTCCAAAGCCCTAAAGATGGTACTGCACCACGAAGGCGGCTGGGCTGACCATCCGGCTGATCCTGGCGGCGCCACCATGAAGGGTGTGACGTTGGCTACCTTCAGCAAGCATTTGAACCGTCCTGCCAGCAAGGATGAGTTGAGGAACATTACCGATGCCCAGCTTCATGAAATCTATGAAGGCGGCTATTGGAACCGCGCCTCTTGCCATATGCTGCCTGCTGGGGTCGATCTGGTTGTCTTTGACATGGCGGTTAATGGCGGGCCTGGCCGGGCTGCGAAACTGCTGCAGGAAGTGGTGGGGGTGACGCCAGACGGCGGGATCGGCCCCAAGACCCTGGCGGCGGTGGCTGCCAAGCCTGCCATCAATATCATTGTGGGCTTCTCAGAGGCTCGCCGGGACTTCTATCGGTCACTGCCGACCTTCGCCACCTTTGGGAAGGGGTGGCTGCGCCGGGTGGATGAGGTAGAAGCCGAGGCGTTGAAGATGGCTAAAGCTTGAAATGGCTTGCTTGTTTCAATAGGCAAGAGGTATAATTTAACCCGGCGCATGCTGAAACAGCGGCGGAAAAACTTCCGGAGCGCGCATGTCGTACACTATGACCTACGATAGCCTGCTAGTGGATGTCCGCCGCTACCTTGAGCGCGGCTTCACGGCTGAGAGCGATCAGATTGTCTATGAGCAGTTGCCGCGTCTTGTCACGCTTGGCGAGCGGCGGATTGCGCGCGAACTGAAGATTGAAGGTTTCATCCGGGCTGTTCAAACGCCTTTGCAAGTGGGTGTGGCGGTCTACCGCAAGCCTGATCGCTGGCGCGATACGGTGAGCATGACGGTTGATAACGTGCCGATCTTCGCCCGGTCTTATGAGTACATTCGCAGCTATTGGCCCAACGAAGCTGCGACGGGCACCCCGCAGTTTTATGCGGATTACGATTACCAGCATTGGATCATCACGCCGACGCCGGATGCTGCCCAGACCTGGGAGATTTTGTATTACGAGCAGCCCCGCTTCTTGGGGGATGACTTCCAGACCAATTGGCTTACCGAGTATGCGCCTGATCTGCTGCTGTATGCCACGCTGCTGGAGGCCAGCCCGTTCTTGAAGACGGATGAGCGCATCCAGACTTGGCAGGCGATGTATGATCGGGCGGCCCAGGCGCTCAATGGTGAGGACTTGAAGCGCATCATGGATCGCAGCGCCCAGAGGAGTGAAGCCTGATGAGTTACGTTGATGTCTTTGGCGGTGCGAATATCTATCCCAGTGAGATCAGCTACAGCGCGCTGACGCTCACGGCTGATGTCTATCTAAGCTGGCCAGAAGAAACGTCGGCCAATTCTGATCTTGCCACCAAGATCATGGATGTGACGGCCAATGCAGGGTTGAGCATCTATCTGCCGGATGCGAACAAGACCGGCACCGGCAACACCATCCTTTTCAATAATCGCGGCGCCAATACCTTCACGGTTCGCAATGCTGCTGGCGTGCAAGTGGTCACAGTTGCGTCTGGCGAGTTGTGGCAAGTCTATCTAGCCGACAATACCACGGTGGCGGGCGTTTGGCGGTCGCTGCAATATGGCGCGTCTGTCAGCCAGGCTAATGCAAGCGCCTTGGCGGGCACGGGTATTGTCGCGGTGGGCACGCTGCTCAGCCAATCTGTGCCCATCACAAGCTTCAACACCAATTACACGGCTGGGGTAAATGACCGCGCCAAGATGTACAATTGGACATCTGCTGGCGGCACGTTTACATTGCCTGATCCCGCTGTGGTTGGGGATAACTGGTTTGTATATCTCCGAAACAGTGGGAGCGGCGCTATTGTTGCTGATCCGCCGGGCTTGATTACTATTGATGGTTCTTCATCATTATCATTTCAGCCCGCTGAATCGGCAATTATTGTTTCTGACGGCACAAACTTTTACACGATTGGCTTTGGTCAATCTGCGACGTTTGCCTTTGATTATACAGTTATCAATGTTCCTGGAACCGGCACTTATACGCTGGTGGGTTCTGAATTGAACCGCGTTGCTTATCGGTTTACGGGCGCGCTGACGGGCAATCGCACGATTGTAATCCCGGCCACGGTTCAGCAATATTGGGTCGATAACCAAACCAGTGGCGCATATACGTTTACGATCTCGCCCTCTGGCGGTGGCGCCAGCTTCAATGTTGGCCAGGGTGAGCGGGTCATTCTGTATTGCGATGGCACCGACGTATTGAATGCGACCACGCAGGGTATTTCTGTGCCCCTAACAATATCTGAGGGCGGCACTAACGCTACTACCGCAGGCGCGGCGTTGATTAATCTTGGCGGCACTTCTACCGGTATTGCGTTATTCACGGCTGTAGATCAGGCTGCGGCTTGGGCGGCGCTTGGGCCGGCCCCTTCTGGCGTTGTTGATGGTGGGACATTCTAATGCCATCTAGCACCATCGTTTTAAAATCGCAGCCGGGTATTAAGCGCGATGGAACGAAGTACGAGGGTGACTTTTACGTTGATGGGCAATGGGTGCGGTGGCAACGTGGTTTGCCGCGCAAGATGGGCGGCTATCGGTCGACGCAGAAATATCTGCAGGAAATCAGCCGGGGGTTCTCCACCTTCACCCAGATGAATTTTGTCTATTGCCACTCTGGCGGCGAAAGCACGCTGGATCGGTTTACGATTGATTCCACCGGCAATTCATCAATTGTGACGGATCGCACGCCTGTTGCGGCGGCGGCCACGGCCACGGTAACGCTTACGGGTGGCGCGGCTGGGTCGGTTGATAGTATTACAGTTGATGGCGTCAACATTATGTCTGGCGCAGTTTCTTATACAACCAGCCTTTCTGCTACCGCCACGGCTGTTGCTTCAAATATTAATTCACATACTTCAAGCCCAGAATATACGGCTACGGCTGCTGGTGCTGTCATCACAATTAGTGCGGCGATTGGTGCGGGGTCTGACCCGAATGGTTTTGCTGTGGTGGTGACCACTACTACCATTACCCAAACCCATACTGACATGTCTGGTGGGTCTTTTGCTTTAGCTGATGATCCATTGAACATGTGGATGTTTGATTATCAGTATGATTCCTCCACCAATCAAAACTATCTGCTGGCTCATGTTGCGCCCAATCTTGGATGCATCTGCAATGATGCCGGGGGACAGATTTTCTTTGGTGAGGTGCTGGGTACTGGTGATCTAAAGTCTGTTAGCTTGCCGCCTGATGCCAATGTGACGGGCGGCATTGTCTCGCTGCACCCGTATCTTTTTTACTATGGCACCGATGGCATCATTGGCTGGTCTGTTGCCGGCGAGCCTACCAATCTGACGGGCTCTGGCTCTGGTCTGGCGCGCGTCTGGGGCCAGAAGATCATCAAGGGTATGCCATTGCGTGCTGGTTCTGGAACGGCGCCAGCAGGCATCTTCTGGGCGTATGACGCGGTTATTCGCGCGACGTTCACTGGTGGAGCGACGGTTTTCCAGTTTGATACAATTGCAACCGATACCTCAATCATCTCGCCGCAGTGCGTGGTGGATTATGACGGTGTCTTCTTCTGGGCTGGCGTTGATCGGTTCTTGATGTTCAATGGCGTGGTGCGTGAAGTGCCAAACCAGATGAACCTCAATTACTTTTTCGATGGTATCAACCCGCGCGCTAGGACTGAGGTGTTTGCCTTCAAGGTGCCGCGTTATGGTGAAATCTGGTGGTGCTATCCCAAGGGGGATGCCACTGAATGCACGCATGCGGTGATCTACAATGTGCGCGAGAACACTTGGTATGACACTGAGTTGCCAAATGGCGGCCGGTCTGCCGGGCAGTTCAATAACTCGTTTGCCTCGCCAATCCTGACCGGGGTTGAAGATACTGGGTCGGGGTATCGGGTTTGGGTGCATGAGCAGCTTACTGACGAGTATGACGGGCCTAATATCCGACCCATCAAATCGTATTTTGAGACGGCCGATTTGTCGCGGTTGGTGCAGGGTGAGAGCGAATATCTGCGGATCACGACGATTGAGCCTGACTTTGTGCAGTCGGGTCCGATGACTGTGCAAGTCACCGGCCGGGCGAATGCTCGTGCGCCGGAGGTTTACAGTACCATTTTTACGTTCCCAGAGACTGCAAGTCAGCCTTATGAACAGATTGTAATGCTGAAGGAGCAGCGCCGCGAATTGCGGGTGCGGTTTGAAAGCAATGCAGTTTATGGGGACTATCAGATGGGCCAGATTATTGGTCACATGTCTACTGGCGATAAGACGGTGCTTGGATGAGCATACGCACAACGCTGCCGACTAGAATGAATTTGCGAGATTGGGCGGACCAGATTTCGCTTGATCTTGATCCGTATGGCGCGTTTGGCCGGCTGGATGATGAGAGCAATTGGCAGAACTGGGCTATGCAGTTCTTGAACAATTTAACATTGCGTGAAAACTTCCCCGTACCCTACAATTTTGATGATTGGCGGGAATGGGCAGAGCGTTTTTGCCAAGTTTTGGAGTAGGTAAAATGGCGATCCGCGATCAGATCATGCAGATGGCGCAGAGCGATCCTAAGTTCGCGCAGGCTATTGATGCCATGGAAAAGGCGGTCATCAATATGCCCGTCACTCCAGAGGATTTGGAAGAGGTTATTCAGCTTCTAGAATTTGTCGTTCAGAACCCGGACAAGTATGCCGAGGTGCGCCAGGCGGCGATTGACGACGAAGAAATTGATGAAGATGTGCTGCCGCCGCAGTTTGACATGGTTTATGTCGTGTCGCTGCTGGTGGCTCTGTATGGCCTGCAGGACCGGCTAAGTCAGCAGGGGTATGCTCGTGGCGGCCTGACTGTTGGCGCCCGTAGGCTGGCCGCGCAGGGGCGTGGCGGGGATACTATGCTGGCCCACATCAACCCGCGCGAGGCTGAGATGCTGCGCCGGGCTGGCGGTTCTGGCGGGATTAACCCGGCGACCGGGTTGCGTGAGTTTAAATTCAGCTTTGGCCGCGTTTTGTCTGCCATCGCTCCGATTGCCATTTCTTT